CGGGCCGGGCGGCTGCGGGACAGTAAGGATGGGCTGCAGCTCGGCCCCAGCTGTGGACCAGGCCAGCGCATACGCACTTCCCTCCACGATTTGGGCCGGACGGATTCCGGGCGGAGGGACCTCAACCTCGATAGACTGGCCACCAGCGGCATCCGCCACGGACACCGCCCCGGTAGCTGCCCTGATCACAGTACCGGATACGATTTTGGCTGGTGGACCTTGAGTTCCCCCGGCCAGATCATAGGTATCTACGGAGTCCTGGTTGGTGACAACCAGCTTGCCACCTGTGACTTCCACACGTCGCACTCCAGGAACCAAAGGTGGTGGAGTTGCAGGAGGGTTCTGTCCCTGCTGGGAAGCCAATCCATTGATGTCATACACCCGTCCGGTCTCCACACGCAGCGGCATGTAGGTGCGTGTGGTGATACCGTCCGTGGCACGCAGCACCCACACAGCCCCTGCGGTCAGCTCGACCTGCCCTATGTCCCCACTTGGTGGCACCCGGGTCACCACAGGAGACAGCTGAGCCACTCCTCCCGGAGTCTGAACCCACGACGTTGTAGGTGTGGCCGTGAGCCAGCCTCCCCGGGGAAGACGCCCTATGATCCTGCCGGTGCCCATACATTCCTCCTAGTCAAACCGAACAGTCAAGATTGTCCACTTGTTAGCGGATGGCTACTTCTATGATATCGTTAATGCTATGAGAGACAAGCACTCAACGGTATTTACTCCTGACTACACTACTCGCTACTCCGGCAGTGTTGAGCTGGGGAGTTCCCCAGTGGCCGATACCACCGAACTCATGTGGTCACTCTCAGGCGCTTACTCGGCTACTCTGGATGTTGTGGCGATGGATCACCCGCATGGACTACGGTTCCTTCCGGTTGTCACTCTGTGGGGCAGGAATGGGGCTCAAGTAGCAGCTGTTGAGGCCGACAAGTCGGTGATCGTGGAATCCGGCCCCTCGGAGGTACTGGAAGAGATTCATGGCCTATTGATTGACGTCCTCCCTGAGGCCACCCGTGCAGCCCTTGAGGAGGATGGCACTCTCAAGGCATGGGTTTCAGAGACATGCGCCCGCCGGGAGCTGGCAGATGCTGGCAAGTGTGTACTCACAGCTGACTGGCGTGTGTGCTCTGTGTATCATGAGGTTCTTCGCGCTGTTCGGGCGCTGGTTGAGGGGGTTTGAGCATGACTCGCGTGTACATGCAAGAGTTTGAGTTCACCCTGTCGGACCTGATGAGAGGAACCGACTACTTATCAATAAGAGCCCAGCAAAAGATGCGGGCTCATGGGTCTGGCACAGGCCCGCAGACCGGAGCAGTTCGAGTACAACTGAGAGCAGACAACACCGCGCGATGTGAGGTCATCCTTTACCACCAGAGTGAACCGATTTATACGGTGTGGCATGAGACTGAACCTCTCATTGGTTTCGCGGGGCTGTCAAGGGTCACCGACGTCGCTGATGGGGTTCGGTGGCTTCTCTGGGCTCTGTTTGATGGCTATACCTCTCGGGTGGTTGACCTGGAAGCTTTGACCAAGTGGGTTTATCAAGAGGTGTTCGGTAAACCAATGTGAAGGACAAACAGAAAAATTCCCGCCCAGTTGGGCGGGAGTTTTCCACGCTACTTGCCGGCAACCCGGTCGGCGTCGGCCAGAGACGTCAGAAGCGACGCCAGGCCAGCGGCAGCCGCCACGGACAGAGTCTGCACCCAGTCCACAGACAGCACGCCGATCGCACCAACACCCAGCACGGCAGCCACTGACTGAGCCATAGTCTTGATGGCCCTTTCAGCCGCACCCAGCCAAAAAGCTTTGGTCCACAACATAGATTTACCTTTCTGTTCAGACCCCCCATGCTGAGGAGTCGCTTCCACACCCGGGGCACTCACCGGGCGAAATATTATTACACGTTCCCACTCAATATTCTCGTGCCAGTCCTCCAGAATTGCGGGGTTGACCCCAGCCTGAACCACCATGTGAACCGGCACGTCATGCGGAACATGTGGCGACCCCAGCTCACGCACCACTTGACCATCCACAGACCAGGTCAGACGGCCCTCAGAAACCTCCAAGCGGTACCGATGCCACTGAGACACGTCGACATCAACCATGACCGGATCATGAGCCGGCTGGCCAGTCTCAGGGTCCTTCCAGTGCAGATTCGTCATCATCTGACCGGACCCGACACGCCCCTCCACGATATTGACTTCACCTGTGGGCCAAACAGAATCATCCTCAGGCCACAACATGGTCACAAGTTCCACCCGGTCCGTATTCGGGGCTTTTAGATCAAACTCCCACACACCATTCGCGGCCATGTTATAGGTTCCAGCAAAGGAGGGGCAGAGAAGGGAGTCGTCCATGGCCTGCCGGTGTTCCACACCGGCGGCCCGAAACAGTTGATACGCTGCCCTGTCAAACTTCAGCGCCAGAGCAACGGTACGGCCATCGGCCATCACTCTTGTCATGTCGGGGCTGTATCTACCAAGGGTACCGTGCCCTGGCCGCTGAACGCTCCAACCACCATAAGTAGTGTACTCAAGCAGTTTGTTTCCCAATTTGTTCCTCCGTCTTTCGGATTCTCTCCGAAAGGTCATCGAGCCGACTGGCCGTGTGAGCGGTTTCCAGAGTTATCCGCTCCCCGGTGGCCATTACATGGCGGTTCACCCGGCCCAACTCCGCATCATGCCTTTTCTGGGCTTCTTTGACTTCATTGATAGCCTGGGCGTTCTGTTGCGATAACACCAACACCCGCTTTACATCATCCCGCAAGGTTGACCCCCCATTGGTATGCTGCTGCGCCAGAACAGCCGCGGTATCCGCTGCTGTACGGGTTGCCTGGCTTCTAATGGCACGGAGCTCGGACACGACCCGAGCTCCGCCCACAAGCGCCGTCACAAGAGCAGCAACACCAGTGAGGAGCCCCCCCAGCAGCTCCCACGGAGGCATCATGATCCACTACGACGAAGCTCATCGACAAGCTGCCGAATTACCCCGGTGAGGGCCTGAATCTCATTGACCACCATTCCAGTCCGCTGAGCGGTGACATCGATGAGTGCAGTTGCCTCACCAAGCTTGGTGGCAACCTGACCAGTTCGGCTAGTCAGCTCACTTATCATTTCGTTGTTATTCAATTCCGCATGAAGCTGCTCAATGTTCACTTCGTCCTCCTCACTATCCCCGCCACTAAGGGGGCTGTTGTCGATGGCGGAGAAGTCTTGATCCCCGCCGCCCAAATATACATGAATATGGTCAGTATGAGCCTCGGAGACTCCACCCGTATAAAGACGCTTCCAAGTGCCCCGAGCGGGATTCCATGACCATGCCCAACCGTCTTGATCTTTGCCGAAGATAATCCACCTGAGATTGATAGCTCGAGCATTCTTGATGAACCAGTTGACCAGCCTCCATGCCACCTTCAACTGGGCCGATGTGGGAACCATTCCCACATGCGGAACAATGATGAAGTCCTGGGCATTACCCGAGGAATGCTCTTTGTTCAAATCAACCCATTCACCATTTTTGTTCTTCACCCAATTGGGTTCGCCCTTACCTTGCCCAAGCCAAATACTACCTGGGAGACGGGGCTGCAAATACTTGTCCAGTGCAATAATGTTGGCACTGGCATTCCCCACGCTGTTCGGAAGCCCCATTTACACCCTCCAATACCTGGTCAATTCACTGGAACATTCCCCGCACCAAATGCGTTTATCGGTAATATACAATCGCACGCCAATACGGGAACATTCCGGGCAATCTTTTATAATAATACCATTATATCTCAGCGCATCCATATACATACTCCTGACACATATGCGCTACCCCCTGTGGCCCTGCCCGATGCCACAAAGGCTTGTGTCCCTATAAGAAACGTTCTTGGGACAGAGGGTAAGAAGAATGGCCACATGATAGCCGCAGGGACCGACACTGAACCCAGCAGGGACATCACACTAGGAGACGTCTCACCATTACACACCACACGCCCATAGGCATATGGCGAGCCCGAGTTAGCATCATAGTCTGGGCTGATGGACCCGCCCACGAGAACCACAGCTTTGGTGGCCCAGTCGGGTTTGGTTACACCCACATGCACAGCAGAGTCCCAGGAGCTTCCAGGACGCCAAGACTCGGTGTACCCATGAGTTTCGCTGACACTGACCTGCTCCTTCAGGGCCTCGGAACCAATCAAGCCCTTGGCGATGGTCAATGACCCATCGAAAATAGCCGACCCGGACACATGCAATGTACCCTTCGTCATGAAGATATTACCGCCGCCGAGTGTGGCGGAAAGTTCCGAGAGACGAGATTCCAAACCATCAATACGATCCGCCAAGTCCCGGAACCCGGCGTCATCACTCGGCCGATCAATGGCCATGGGATCAATTGCCATCATTCACTCCCTGCAAAATAGGTTTGATTTTCGTTATCTCCCCGGAAACCGGGTGTGGGTCAGCCACCCAGCCGAGAAGCCGGGTGCGAATAGTACGGCCCGCACCTTCCACGTTCTGATTGGCCAGGTCCACCTCCACGGTGTCCCCAATCTGGAAGTCCCTGGTTGGCAGGCAGTCATCAATATGGGCCTCAATACTATATGTATGAGTACCATCCTTCTGAGCCTCCAACGCGGCATCCACATACCCATGAATAATATCCGGGTTCTTCGACCCGGTATCGGGTGCCCAACGCCGCTCAATGTGCAGATACCCATTGTTGAGATAGTCAGAAACCCTATTGGTATAGGTGTATCTGACGTCCCCTTCGCGGTTGGCCGTTCCGGTGAACACTGTGGCGCCTTTCCCGTCTGAAAAGTCCTCTAGAACAGACCACGAATTGTTTGTAAACACATAGGCTATATCGTGTGGATCGCGCCCAATATGGTCTGCGACAAAGACCTCAAGACCAAGTGTTCCCCTCTCTGACATAACCCATCGAGTGGAAAACTCACAGCCACGCCGGGACCTCATGAGATTTTGCAGCCCGGTAAGGCAGGTCATGTCCTGGTCGGATTCATAAGTACGATCACCGCGCTCACCTGTGGTCTCATATACTTGTCCCCCAAAGTCTTCAGCGAGACGATCCAGACCGATACCACGAGCAATAGAAGTGTAAGGCCGATTCCGGTATTCACCGGCAGAGATGTAATTCCTGGCCAGCCAACCCTCGGCGGGCTGCAATGTCAGCTCAACATACGGACCGGAACCGTATTGGCGCTTCTCAACCCAGCCAGCCCACACCACATAAGGTACACCCTCACCCCACTCCACAGCGGCCAGGACAGTTCTCAACGGCCGCGTGGCGAACTCCCAGTTCGCGGGCATTCTATCCCGACCCGGGAGCTGCACACTAACAGAATCCGCCCGCCCAATAATAGTGGACAGACTGGACTTCACCTCCAAGGCCGGGAACTCCGCAATTGGTTCCCCGAGCTTGGTATATGCGCCCCATACTAGCGCCATCAGAGCTGCTCCATGGCAATCCAGTTGATTGGAGCGGCCAAACCGGTATTGGAAAACACCCCGAAACTAGTATTGGTTACATTGTAAACCTTCACTGCATTCCAATTGACATCGCCAGACCCAGAGTTAATACAGGCGACAACAATCGGGGTACTGGAAAATCGGCCATAGGGAAACTGGACAACAGCGGTCTGAGACCCCCCCGTACCCACGGTAACCGTACCTGAGGCCATAGCCGGAACTTTAGGCAAACCGCCTTGCTGGGAAACTTTTTCCCAAGCGCTTCCTGACCAAACATACAATTCCCGGCGGTCCCGCAGGAACACCATTTGTCCCGGCCTGACAGCGGCCCCACTAGGAAAGCTGCTAGAAATAGGAATGACCCCACCAACAGTAGACGTATACTCCCTGTTGTCGCCGATAGATATGGTGCCATTATTGGACGTATAGACCGTGGCCAGAAGCAATGCCCCAGATGGGGTTGACGGAGTGACCGGGGATGGCGCGGGGGTCCCTGCCACAACCTCAGCGGCGGCCACATATTTACCCGAGGAATCAACTGAGCTATCGTACACCCGAATGACGATTAGATCCACACGGTCATAGGTCTGGTGATGGGCCTGCAGAGGCAGCCTTTCCACGTTACCCAAGGACACCCAATAAGAGCCGTTGTTGGAATCTCTGGGGGTCACCACAGCACACCCAGGCGCCACCGAAACGCCAACACCGGATTGGGTTACCGACAATCCCGACACCACTCCGGCACGGCATGCCACAAAGCTGCGGTCGTGTGCCATGGTACTACCGATCACAGCCCTTCTGAAGTCAGCGGGCTGAACCTCAACATTACCACCAATGGGAATAACAGGATCCATTGCCATTATATTACCTCCAAAACTCTGACCAAAACCTGACTGGAAGAATTATACTCTTCTCCAGTATACTTGATACTCCAATACCCCGGTCCTAGGCTTACCGGCCACTGCCGAATGGCCGGGACACGTGGTGCTGAGCCATTTATAACCGATGATTTACGGGCCGGCTCCACAGAAAGCACCTCACCGGAAGAGAGATACGTTCCCTGCCACTTGAGTAGATAAGACCTGTCAGGGCCGGTAAACAGCAACTCAGGGGACTTTACCGGACCCCTGATGTCCAGGATCAACCTGGCGGAACTCTCCACCTTGAACGAGACCTCACCCCCGCTTGAATAAGTTGGGAACTTGAGGGGGAACCGGAATGGGAACTTCAACCCACCGGATACCCGGTACATTCCAAGCTCGAATGTCTGGATACCCGACCCGTCAAGTTCACCCTGGTCGTTTTGTCCCCCCCTGAACCATGAGGGATCATCCGCAGTAACCTGAGTTGACCACTCGAATATTTTGGCTTCATTCTGCCAGTGAATATCCAGCTTGCCGGACCGGAAAACACGAATGGACTGCCAGCCTGTGGCTGTCTCCACGGACAGCCATGCCTCCGAGGGTAGCATGGCTCTACGAAGCTCTCTAAGTGCCCGCTGGGCATTGTCCGGGGACGCTCCCACATACACCCCGGCAAGACCCCCTGAAAGCGACTCATGGAATGGTGTGGTGTGCCATGATCCATCCATCTGGACCCGCTTCCCAGCCTCATACACTGGTGCGGCATGACCCCACAGGCTCAGCTCTGTGGTCACCCAGTGGTCCAAATCATTGAGCCGCATACCGCGGAACATTACCTGCCGCACTACACCAGCCTCCTAATAGCCTGAGAAACTGCCACAGCGGTCGAATACGGATCCACATTGTGCGTACTGATGTTGATATTCCCGCCGGGTCTGGGGGCCGCACTGACAAGATCGCCACTACCGCCCTCTGGGAATATATTACGGGCAGTCTCCGCAATACCGCTGGCGCGGCTCTCGAGATAGCCCTTCTGGCCAGCGATGGAATCCGCGAAGTCCTGGACTATCGCTTCACCGGAGTACGTTACATACCCATGCCCCGAGAATGGCCCCCACTTGGCGGGAGAGAACGGCCACAGCCCACGGAGCCAATCCATACCCTTCTTGACCCAGCCAGTGAGTTTGTCCCAAGCCCCCTGGATACCACGGAGGAACCCGTCCACCAGAGCCTTGCCGGCCTGAAGCAGGACATTACCAATATTGCCGAGGGCACTGAGGATTCTACCCGGAATGCTGGCCATGAAGTTCACTGTTTCACTGCCCAGTCTTTGGGCTCCCTGCAGCAGCCCGGTGAACCATTGTACCGCCCCCTGGGCCAGTTTGGGACCCAACGAAGCCAACGCGCCAATAGCCTTGCCCGGAAGTCCAGCAAGCCATCCGATGAACTCCATCAGCTTGCCAATGGCAGAGAGAACAAAGCTACCAAACCACTCCACAGCCTTTACGGCCAAGATAACAAGACCAGCCAAGAGGTCAATCACAAGCCCCGGGAATGAGCCAATGAACTCCCCGAGCATACCGAACCCGGCAATAGCAGCATTGGCAAAGTCCGTGGCCCACTGCATTGACAGCACGTAGTCGACAAAGGCCAGAATGCCATCGATGATTCCTTGCCAGAAGCCACCCAGCCATTCGCCGAAGGCCCCAAAAGCTGCAATGACGGAATCCCAGCCACCGGCAAGCCACGCCAAACACCCGGCCCACACACTGTTCAGCCACTGAACAACCGCATCCCAGTTCGTGATAAGCATATAGAGGCCCGCGGCCAACAGACCAATACCGGTGACAATCCAGGTCACCGGGTTTGCCAGCATGGCCGCTGTGGCTGCCCAGATAGCAGCAGTCACTTGGTACAGGCCCACAAGCAGCAGGCCTGTGAGAAGTGCCCCTAGCACACCGAACACCCATGTGTTCTGGCTGACCCAAGTGGCCAGCTCCTGGAACTTGGGGATCAACTCGGACATGGTATCGCCGAGCCAGGTGAAGACCGCGGAACCCAGAGGCTCCAAGGCCTCCAGAGCTCGGTTCTTCAGCAGCTGCCACTGCTCGGCAAAATCCATGGTCTCCTCGGCAAGACCAAGGATCGAGTCATCCGTAGCACCGATGGACTTCATCATGTCACCAGCCGAAAGCTGACCGGTTTTCATGGCCTCCACAAATTGCATAGCGCCACGGGTGCCGAAGATCTTGGACGCCAATTCCAGGGCAGCCGCCTCATTGCCCTTCTCGAGGAAGCCACTAATCTCGCCAGTCACACGCTGAAAAGCCTGCTTTGGGTCCTCACCCTTCTTGGCAAGAGTGACAAGACCCTTGGACATTGATGCCATAACGGCATTGGAGTTCAAACCGGCTTTGTCAAAGGCACCCACCATGGCAATGGTGTCCTCAAAGCTGAACCCAAGAGTCTTCATCGAGGGGGCAGCCTGCTGGGCCGAGGACGCCAGCTCATTCATGCCCACACCGGTGGCCTGGGACACCCTGAACAAATTGTCCATGGCATCGGCCACGGCGTCGCCCTGAATACCAAAAGCCGAGAACGCAGCTGTGGTTTTCTGAACACTGACCTCCTGGCCGAGAATACGACCGGCCTCAAGATACTGGGAAGCCACCTTCTCAAGGGTCTCCCCAGAAAGCCCAAGACGCGTATTGAGGTCCGCTACTGTGGTGCCGATCTTGGAGTACTCCACAGGGACCGAACGGCCGATTCGTTTGGCGATATCAACCATGCCGGAAAGGGCCTCACCAGAGGCACCGGTACCGACCCGGATCGTGTCAGAGACATCATCAAAAACCGCTCCGACCTCATACAGGCCCTTTCCCAGACCTGCCAGCATGCCTCCGGCCAGTGCCGGCAGAGCCCAGCTCTGCAAACCCTCGGCGAGCTTCTCGGAGAGCTTCTTGCCGCCGGCTGTACCGGCATTCTCCGTAGCTCCATCGACTGCAGAGGATATCTCATCGGATATCTTCTTCTCGGAGCCCTGCATTGATGGGACAAGCTGAAAATAGCCTGTCGCCAGCTCAACACTACCCATTGTCCCACCAATCGTTGAAGTCTTCCGGTGCTATTGGGTCAGCTCCAAACACCCTCACAGAGTCGTCATTTTCACCCGGTCTCTTGACCGGCTTGGGCTTTGGCTTGTTCTTGTCCCCACCACGCTGCCAATTCGCGGCATTCAACAAGTCCGTAACATTTGCCAACATGTAATCCGAGGTACCCCACGGAGTACCCAGACAAGATGCAATAACAGACCCCGGAGGCGCTGTGTACAGAATAGCTCTGAGGTCGGACCACGTACAGCGCTCCGACCCCAGATCCCGTATCCTCAGGCCCCTGCTAATAAGCTCACCCTCCACAGCAACAGGGTAGGCCATCATGATGGCCAGGAGCCCTACTATTCCCCCGCGGAGATCCCCGAATGCTCAGCCCATGCCTTCATCAGCTCCCCAGCCTGGGTCTCGTCGATCAAATCCAGAATACCGGGAGACAGACGTTCCAGAAGCTTGACCTGGGCCTCAGCCGCAGCTGCCACATCCTCGGGCCTAGGGTCCTTTCCGCGCTTCTGCGCCTTTGCCAAAGGCTTGGCGGCCTCGGCCAGGCCCAGACGAACCCCAATCGGAAGCCTATTCATATTCGGGAGCTCACGGGTCTTCTTCTCGCCGGGAACCCGGAACCTGAACTTCTCGGTCTGGCTAATATCAACCTTGCCGAGCTCGAAAACATCACTCATGCCGAGAACACCCCGTCATCCAGAAGAATGTAAATGGAGTTGCCCTGTTTGTCAGGGTAGCAGGACAAGGTAACAGGCCACTTGATAGCATCAGTAGCACTGAAGGTGATCGTATCCGTGGAAGTCACCTGGCCATCCGGAACAAAGATAAGAATACGCGCCTTACCGTCCTTCATCTTGAAATACCAAGACTTATGCGGTAGCTCTTCAGCCCTGATCTTGACCGTAATCCGCGTACCGGTCGAGGACGTCGCCTTCGTGACCTCCACATTCGCTTCACCGGCAAAGTTCTTGAGCGACTGCTCATTGGTTTCCAGCTGGGTCCACTTGAGTTCCCCGGAGAACGTTTCCAGGATCTTCTTGACAATCGTCCCCGACCAATCTTTGACGTCATTGGTCGAACGATCAACAGTCAGCTCAAGGCCATCCTCAGAAACATAGCCGGCATCCACAGCCTCCGTAGGGATAGTGTCACCCGCGTGAGTAGGGGGGGTTTCCTGAAGCTTGGGAGATGCCAGAATAGCGCCGGTCACGGCCTGATCAGGCCGGCCGGCAAAAATGTTCAGGTTATTGACTGCCATTTTTCCTCCTTCTAAATGGCGATACCGGCCACATGCAGCCGAATAGCAAATGAATACCGAGCAATACCGGTATTGGGGTCCGGATCCGGATATGGCGCCACAACCACCCGGCAGTTGTGGCAGGGGTAATTCCCCACGAATCCATCAATGGGCAGCTGTTCCAGCAGCTGCAAAACCTTGACAGCCAGCTGAAAGGCCTCATAGTCACTCTGTGGGCTGACCCCCCAGCACGAAACGGATATCTGGTGCACGGACCTGCGCGGGTCCAGAACCTCCCCACCGGTTGATCGAACCACAACACACGGGGTTTTGCCAATACGATCGACCTTCCCGGCAGCCCTGATCCCGTCCTTGAAGTTCAGATAACGGATAACTGCGGTCTCAACATCAGGCCGGATAGCGACACTCATGAGAGACTCCCGAAAGCCGTAGTAAGTACTTTGTCAGATGCTTCCATTTTAGCGCCTTTTCGCGTTTTAGGCCTAACAGTAACGCGAGCTCGACGAATACCCTCATACTCGGAGTATTCAAAATCATCAGGGCCGGCCTGGTTGACCATCTGTTCACCCCATTCACGGAGTTTCGCTTTCACCCCGTCACTTTTTCGGATGGCATCAAAGCCCTCATAATGGAACTCCAACTTGGTGAGTGGCATGTCAATCCGCCCCCACCAGAAAAAGACATGTATGGTCCAAAATGGTGCCAGAATCCCACACCTGTGGATGTGCATCAACCCGATACTTGGGGACCAGCCCATCGACCCAAATACCATCATACACACCCTTATAGCGGGTCACAACGTCAGCCGTAAGAACCACCACGAGATCCCACCGGAAAACAGACGTGCCGGCCGGCGCCCACACCGTGTAGGCAACCTTTCCATCACCTTGATAAGAGCCTTCCAGGCCATCCATGAGACCTGGCTGAACAGAGCACCCAGGAACAACCCCACGAGTCGTTACAGCCCCGTACTGCCACTCACCACGGGGGTTCAGCTTTCGCTCCGGGGCCCCCACAATGATGGTCTGGGTCATGTGTGACACAACACTCATGGCCGCTCACTCAGCATGTACGGACCCAACACACGACGCACGGGCTCGCTGACAACCAACTGGCCTCCAGCAGTGCTATAGGACGCCGAGATAGAGCCCACAGCCTCCTGAGTACGCCCAAGCGGGCTCGCCCACGACGCCAGTACAATCGACGCCACAGCAGACGCCACAGCGCCCGGAACCTCCTCATAGCCATGGGTCATCACAACCGTCACGGCACCCAGCTGACACGGCAGCTCCCGCTTGGTCCGCACCATGCCCCGCGGGGACCACCCGGCCAACTCATAATCCTCATCACCCACAGCCACCACAGGCGGGGCGACAAGCCTCAGAGTTGGCAGGACCAGGGTATTGCCACCATGCGTATCCATGATCACTGCATGCGTCTCCACCCCAGCTATGTGCCATCCACACACGTCACGGACCACGTCGGAGGCACGCTGAATCCAGCCCGAGAGCCCCGGGCTGGATTCAGGCACCCGGCCCAAACTGGCCTCA